ATTATGAGTGCAGCAATAAGGTTTGGTGATAAGGGTGGATTGGATATTATTGAACATTTAGAAAAAACTGACGCTCAAATTGTAGAAGGCTCGCAACTTTATGGTTGGCATTTAATGGCTTTTAGAAAAGATGTTATTGATACTGTTGGTGGGTGGGATGAAAACTTTACACCATATGGATATGATGATATAGATTATAGTATTAGAATTGAAAAAGCAATTCCTAATGTTAAATGGGAAAAAATTTTATTTGATGTTTCAGATACAATTATGGGCCATAGTATTAAACTGGGTGGGGTAAGGTCAAATGACAATTTGTTGCATGAGTATTTTTATAACAAATGGGGTCGGTATCCTGGGAGTGGGTTCACTCTTGATGAACTTTATGCAACTCCATTTAATTTGCCAAATGTAGATTTTAAGTACTGCCCAAAAGAAAATGATGAGAACCATATTAGTTTTATTAAAAAAGTTAGATACGAAGAATAGGATGTTTATAAAATGAAAAGCATAGCAATTACTGGAGCAACTGGACTACTAGGATCACACCTGTCAAACTATTATTTGTCTCTTGGATGGGACGTTTTTGTTTTATTAAAAGATGAGCACAGTAGAACGCAGTTATCAGACAAGGTTAACAAAGTATATGGAAATATCAACAACAAAGTAGATATTGATTTCTTTATAGAAAAGTCAAGACCAGACTATTTTATTCATCTTGCAGCACAAACTCAAGCATATGACTCAATCAAATACCCATATAATACTTTTTACACCAACTTGGTGGGAACTTTAAATGTTCTTGAATCCTTAAGAGAATATAAAGAATGCAAGTCAACCATAGTTGCTTCTAGTGATAAAGCCTACGGTGAACTAACTAAGGATGAATACTTTGAGGATCATGTTCTTAATGGTATATATCCATACGATGCATCTAAGTCTATTACCGATATCATCTGTAACTCATACAGAAACACATATGATATGCCTGTAGTAACTACCCGTGCTTGCAATATTTATGGGCCTGGAGATAACAACATACAAAGACTAGTTCCTGGAGTTGTAAAGGCTTATAAGGATGGGGAAACCTTTATCATTAGAAACGGTGGTAGAGATATCAGAGAATACATTAATGTTAAAGATGTTGTATTAGCATACGACAAAATTCTATCTTATGGAGAACACATTAACAACATACCGTCATTTAATATTTCTTCTGGAGAAAGATACTCCACTTTAGAAGTGTTTAGCATTATCCAGGATTCGATTGGACAGCAGGTTAAGCATAAAATTATTGAAAGCGATGGCTTTGAAATTAAGAAACAGTTTATGAACTCATCTTTATTACAAGAAAAAACTGGATGGAAGCCACAACGTAATATGAAAGATAGCATGAAAGAAATAGTTAATTTTTATATGGATAACCAATGATAGAGATGGTTGAAGTAGTTATTAATGGAGAGTTTAAGATAGTTCTGCCACAACATCGTGCAGATAGACCAGAATGGTATGAGCCAGAAGGTTGGGAGAAGATCCGAACCAAGTCTATGTCTGATAATATTGGCAAAGATGATGTTGTTTATTATGTAGGAGCAGAAGAGGGGGAGTTCCCTGCTTTATGCCAGTTGTGGGGGGCAAGAGTAGTTTTGTTTGAGCCAAACCCGCAAGTATGGTCGCACTATCCAATACTTTGGTCCGCAAATAAACTTGAACCACCTATAGCAACAGTAGCAGCATTTGCATCTAACATAAACAATAATAAAACAGAAATATATCGTAATGGTTTTCCACCAGTATCAGATGAAAATCTAAACAAGGCACATGGATTTAAAGAGTTGTACCTTGAAGGAGATAATTATGGTCAGATAACAATAGATAGCCTTGTGTATGAACATAAACTGGAGGCACCAACTGCAATATCTATTGACGTAGAGGGTAGTGAGTGGAAAGTTCTTAAAGGAGCAGAAGGCGTACTTAAAGAGTATAAGCCAAAGATTTGGTTATCTGGACACCCAGAATTTATGTTTCATCAGTTTGGCGAGTATCTATCTGAGGTAAGACATTGGATCAAAGAACTTGGATATAAAGAAACACTTCTTGACTATCAACACGAGGTTCATTTATTTTATGAGTAATCTAATTTTTTGTCCACACACAGATGATGCTGTATTTTCATTAGGAAGTTATATTTTAAACAATAAAAATTTTATTATAGCCTCTGCATTTGCTGGCATACCAACTGATGATATTGGATACAAGAAACATACAGTTCTTAGAGGTGAGCACAAAAAAGCCTGTGATTTTGTTAGCGCTAAAGAAATTAATGGAAATTTATTAGATGATGTATATGGAAAACAAGATAAAAATTTATTGGTTACTTGGATTGAACAAATTATTAGAGATCACGATACATCAGAAGTTCTTAATTTAAATGTGTTTGTGCCACTTGGAATACACCACCCAGACCATATATTTTTAAGCGACTGCTTATATGAAATTATGCAAAAATATAATTGTACATTTTTTCTTTATGCAGAATTGCCATACAGAGTATTATATCCCGCACTCTATGAGGATAGACTTAATAAATTTAAATCAAAGTATAGAATAACACAAATTAATATTATTTCTAATGATAAAAAGTTGGATGCTATAAACTTTTATGAATCTCAAATACAGGGAGATATTGTTAAAGATCTTATTGTTGAAGAAAACTTGTGGAGAATACAAAATGATTAAAGCATATCTTTTATCTTTTAGCGAAAACGATTGTGCTGCTGACAAGTGGGACTATGGATTGTTAAAAGAAATATTTACTAAATATAAGATAGAGCAAGTTAAGGTAACTTCTTTGCCACAAGAAGAAAGAGCCATTGTTGTTGTTCCTGGACCTCAAAACATTAGACATGAAGAATATATTAATCAAGAAATACAAAACGTATCAAGACTTGTTTTATTTATTAATGGTGACGAAGAAGGTAGGTTTGATATAACCAAGATCAAACATCCTAATGCTGAAATATGGGTTCAGTATCCATATGCTAAACATCATAAATTAAACAAACTACCTATTGGTGTACCCCAACATTTAAAAAACTTAGTTCCAGACTATCCTTTAAAAGATTATGATGTATATTTTAGTGGACAAATAACTCATCAAAGAAGACAACAGGTAGCAAAGGTTCTACCTACCCTGCCAAATGCCCTTTTTACCCTTACAGCAGGCTTTGCACAGGGCGGAGAGCCTAAAGACTACTACAAGGCCCTAGCCAGCGCTAAGATCGCTCCTGCCCCTGCTGGTGCTGCAACGGTAGATACCTTTAGATTCTTTGAGGCAATTGAAATGCTTTGCTTACCAGTTGGAGATATGATAAACTCAAAGGGTATATATCTAGAGTTTTACAAGGATGTTTTTGGATATGAGCCACCAACATCATATGTTTCTGATTGGTCAGAATTAAATACTTTAGTACCTCAGTTGTTAGAAAATTATCCACAAAATATGCACAATATGGTTGCTTGGTGGATCAAGTACAAGAGAGATCTAGGAATAAAGATTATGGAGCAGGTAAATGGATAAGAATGATATAACAGTTATTGTGGTAACTTCTGTTTTACCAAGCCATCCTAATACAGGAATACTTGATGAAACAATTAGACAAATAAGAATGCAACTTCCAGAAAGCGAAATAATCTTACAAGTAGATGGCCTTCGTGAAGAAAGACTTAATAGAAAAACAGACTATGATGAATTTAAAAGTCGTGTTTTATGGAAATGTTTGCATGAATGGAAAAATGTTCTACCAATAATATTTGATGAGCATAGCCATCAAACAACAATGATGAAAAAAACAATAGACTTAATTAAAACACCTATAATGCTTTATGTTGAAGGAGATGCTCCAATTACTGGTGACAGACATATTCATTGGGATGAATGCTTAGATATGTTGGAGTTTGGTAAAGCAAATACAATTAGATTTCACTTTGAAGCATCAATTCCTCCAGACCATAGCCACCTAATGCTTAAGAAAAAGGGAAACTTTTTAAAAACAATTCAATGGAGTCAAAGACCACACCTATCTCGTGTTGATTATTATCGTGAGGAAGTGTTGCGAGTTTCAGATGAAAAAACTTTTATTGAAGATAAGTTTCATGGAGTTGTTCAAGATGATGGCTGGATCAAACATAAACTTTGGATATATCATCCAGAGGGTGACATTAAACGTTCCTATCATTTAGATGGACGTGAAGGTGGTAGAAAATTTACAACAGATGATGATGCTTGGGGATATAAAGAATGAGATTGGGAATTATTGCAAGATCAGATAATAGTGGGCTTGGCAACCAGACAAGAGAACTTGTAAACATGCTTAATCCAACAAAGATTATGCTTATTAATTCAACATCTTTTAATAAGAATAAGCAACATCCAGAATGGTATAACGGATATGATATACAGCCAGTTAGAGGCTTTCCTAGAAATGGAGACATAACATCTTTTCTTCGTGGATTAGATGTTGTATTAACCTGTGAAACATTTTATAGTAATCAGTTTATAGACCTTGCTAGACGTGTTGGAGTTAAGACTGTGTTGCAATATAACTATGAGTACTTAGATCATTTAAATAGATCTGATTTTGCTTTGCCAGATGTATTCCTTGGCCCTAGTCTATGGAACTTTGATCATATGACTGAGTTATTTGGTAGTAAAACTAATGTTACCTATCTACCGCCGCCAACAGACCATACATTGTTTGATAAAGTAAGAGATAACAACCTTTCTAAAAATCACAATCGAATACTGCACATTGGAGGAAAGGCTGCTTCTGAAGATAGAAATGGTACAAATTCTGTAGTAGATATGCTTAAGTATGCGGAAGAAGACTTTCAGGTTGTAATCAGAACGCAGACACCGCTAGATATAAAGTGCGATGATCCAAGATTAGTAGTAGACAATACAGATTCAGAAAGCCGTGAGAATATGTATGATGGCTTTGATGCAATGATATTGCCAAGAAGATATGCTGGACTATGCCTGCCTATGAACGAAGCGCTTATGTCTGGGCTTCCAGTATTTATGACAGACATATCTCCAAACAACAAGATTCTTCCCCCAGAGTGGCTAGCGAAGTCTAACAAGATTGGTATACTTAGAACTAGAGCAGTTCTTGATGTACATAATGCAGACCCTAAAAATCTTGCAACAATTGTGGATGATTATATGAAACAAAAATCTAAGATTGAAGAAAAGAAACAGGCTTTTGAAATTGCTATGAATAACTTTGCTGCAGAAAACTTAAAACAAAAGTATCTAGATATTTTAGAGAAATAAAAAAGCGGGTCCGAAGACCCGCCTTCCTATGTAAGATAAACTTACTTCTTGTCTGCTGGCTTCTTTGCGGCCTTCTTCTTAACTACCTTTGCACCCTTTAATGCTGCTGCAACATCTGCTTCAGCAGGCATACGTCCAAATGCCTTGTCGTTAGGATTGACTGCTCTCAATACTACGGGCACGATGGCTCCAAGTAGTGAGTAAGCAAGTGTTTCTGGATCTGTTACTCCAGATGCATACATTGCCGTTGCTGCACCAAGAACTGATCGTCCGTATGATGCTAACATATTCTTCATTTTTTCGTTCAT